CCGGAGATAGCCCTTGCTGATTCCTTGTTCCACCACCACCGGGTAAAGGTTGACCGGGTACGCAACCCGAAAATCAGCCTCTGCCGATGTGTAGATGCCTTTGAGGATGGGGATTTGCATCAGTCCTGCTCAACAGCGATAGGCACGGAGTTTTGCGGGCGGCGCACACGGTAGACGCCCAATCCATCAATCACCACTGACGGACGGTCTTGCGTGAGTTGAGCCAGTTGCGTGTAGCTCGCATCGCTGTTTTTGATGTCAACGAACGCGGAACACACCGGCAGCACCAGATCAGGGCCGCGCAAGTGAATGTGTGCCGAATCAGTCACGGTGATATCGGCAGAGTTTGCCGCAGTGGTAGCGGCTGCGAGTAGTTCTGTTGCCATGTTTTGTCCTTAGGAAATGCGATACCACGCGCCGGTCACGGCGTCATACCGGATGGTGTAAAAGCCATTGGCCGACAGTCCAGTCGGTTCGCCATGGACTTCAGCGCCACTCAGTGTCAGCGTTGAAACGGCCTGAGTGGATGTGATCGTCAGCACCTGGCCATCGGAAGCGGTCGGCAGCACGACCGTACCAGCCGCGTAGGCAGCGCCCGGCGTCATCAGTAGGTGAGTATTTCCAGCGGTCACGGTCACACTGAATCCAGTAGCCGAAGGTGCGGCGTATTGCGTGCGCAGCGATCCCTGGGCGGTGTTGGCTTGGATGTAGGTGAGAAACGCACTGAATGGCATTGCGGCTTCAGCGCCCAGCGCCTGTGACCACACAGCCAGCAGGTCAGACGATGCCGCGTCGGCGGTGCGCGGTAGGTTGTAGATGTTTGCCATCAGGACTCCAAAAACGATAGGCCATCATCTGGCGTGGTCGAGAATCGCGGGAATCCGCTGTAAGAACGATTGCCAGCACCAAGCGGCATGTTGCCGGGGAACTGTTGCTGGATTGGCTGCGCCGCACGGATGGCCAGCGCGTCATATGCGCGTTTTGCATTGATCGACAGCGATGCGGGGACGGCTTTGCCGAACGAATCTGCAAGCTGAATCGCGAGGTTTGAATACACCGCCAGCACAGCAGATTGCGCAAGGCCCGATGGCTGGTCAAGGTCTGATCCGTTGGCAGATTCTGGCAGCGTGTAGCCCAAGTGAATGCCCTTGATGGACCACATGCCCATCATCGCGTCCAGCGTGCGGCGTGCGGCCTCTAGGTCGTCCGGTTGCAGTTGATACCGTGCGACGTTTAACCCGATGGCGTCAAACGCCTGGGCGATCAGTTCGCGTTTTGTCCAGCTCATGCGCGCCCCTTGTTATGCGGAAAGGGGGCCGAAGCCCCCCCCATGTCATCACTGGTTGGCGATGATGATGCCGCAGCGTTCCGGTTGCAGAACCGTGGTCGCGTACAGCGTGGTGAATCGGCAGGTGGTCTTGCCGGTCAGGTGGTTGAATTGATAGCTCATGATGAGCGGGACACCTTGATCCGTGGTGGCGGTCATCACCTGAGCACCCTGGCCGGTGGGGAAAGCCAGCTTGCCGTAGGACAACACGCAAGCATCGTCGGTCCAGAAGATGTTCGCCGGCTTCGTGGCGGTGTTCAGGAACGTCAGTTGCAGGTTGTCAGCAGGCGAGGCGGTCACGTTCTGGTACGGGCCGGTGGTGATGATCGCCGGGGTGATCGTCAGCGCGCCGGCAGCGTTGGCCAGCACGCGGAAGGTCATCGGAATTCCCGTGTCGGTCTTATCCACGTTGTGAACTGCGTTCACGCCGGTCAGTTGGAACGAGTCACCAGCCTTGACGTTGCCAGCGTTTGCGCCGTCGGTGTTGAGCGTCATGCGGCGATTGTCTTGCGGCAGGTCGCCCACCATCGCGGCCACGGTCAGGGCCTGACTCCCGCCGTTGACCAGCACCGTGGTTACAGTGCCAGTCACAACCGAGTTCTTCACCGTGTCGGTGCGGAACGAATTGAAGCCAGCAATTCCGGGGATTTGCGAACGCTCATAAGCGGACTTGGCCAGATCACCCATGTAGGCGCGGTTGCCCAGGTCTTTTGCCACGTCCTTGTAATCCCAAGGGTTCAGGAACAGCTTGCGGTCGATGCCACCAGAAACGCCACGGCTCAACAGGGTAGCTTCGGCGGTTGCAGCGTCGTCCCAGGTGAAAGCGCCGGTTTTCTTGACAACGATGCCGCCCTGGTTGACCACAGTCGCCAGCATGTTGGCTTCGACTTCGGCACTCAGGCGCTTCGATGCGGCCTTGCCCATGTTGCGCAGGTACACAGGATCGCGCATTTCCTTTGCGTCCAGCGACCACACCACGTTATCGGGGCTGCGGTAGGTGATCGGCACAAAGCGGTCAATCACATCGGTCTGGGTTGCGCCGGAAACATCAAGACCAGTCACCACGTTGGCGTGGAAGTCTTGGCGGACGTATTCGGTGTCACCAGCGCGCTGCATGCTGGTTTGATCCGGGTAGCGGGTGGCGACGTTTTTGGACACGACACACTGAGCGTCGTAGCCGGTGACGAACTCTTCCCAAGCGAGTTCAAGGTCTTTAGCGAGAGCGTTAGCCATATGGCCTCCTGAAAAATGAAATGAGATGTTGCAGTTTCCTGCGCTGTCTCACCAATCTCAGGAGGCGGGGCCTGTCTCTGCGCTCGGTTTAGCGTCCCGGGTGACGTTGCGCGATTATATAACCGCTGGTTCTGTTGGCGTCAAGCCTTCTTCATCTTTGCCTGATACTGGAAAACAGGCGTCCAGTCGCCAGACTGTCGGGCCTTCTCTTTCAGGTCGTCCAGTTTCCCGGCTGTGTTTGCAACTCGGCCACCGCCTGAAATGGTTTTCTCGGGCTGTGCAACTTTTGGCTTTGTGGTGCTGATGGTCATTTTCGTTTCCAGTTGTGCGACTCGCCAGATGAATTGATCGTAGTCTTTGATCTTCGACAGTTCGGCCAGCAATTCAGGATTCTTGCCGAGCGCGTATACCATCGCCGCGCGGTTCTTGGCGTTGCGGACGATGAATGTCTGCTGATTCGCGTCTAGGCTTGAGAGCACTTCGGCTTCGGCATCCTTGAAGTCGGGCGCTTTGAGATCCTGCGATTCTTGCGCGTACAGTTTCAGGCGCTCCTGATACTCGCGCTGGTTGGCCTCTTCCTTTTCCTTCGCCTGCCGCTGGGTTGCATCGTGCGCGGCCTTGTCGCTCACCCACTTAGCGTACGCGGCTTTGAATGCGTCGGGGTCGTATTCGTAATCCTCAAGCTCCGGCTCTTTGCCAAGCTCTGGCGCTTTCTGGCTACCTGCTTTCAGCGCCTCAATCTCGCGCTCCAGCTGCTTTCGCATCCGCTGCTCTTCGCGATGCAGCTTGCGAAGTTTGGCGGGCAGGCTTTCACCCTCATGGTCTTCAGGCTCAGGCTCTTCCCCGAACGATACTGTCAGTTCTTCGGCTTCCTCTTGGACTTCCGGCTCTTCCTGCTGATCTTCTGGATGTTCAACCTGATCTTCAACCTCTGTCTGTTCAATCTGCTCAACTTCCGGGGCCTGCTCTTCGTTTTCCATGCTCTTCCTTTACTCGGTCTGATCCGGGACCGGGGCCGGCTGCCCATCGGGCGAAACGATTTGCTCAAGCGGTGCTGGCTGCTCTTGAGGTTGCATCATCTGCATGGCTTCGATAGCCTGCTGCTGCTCGGATGCACCAATCTCCGATAGCGTCTTGATGGTCTCCGCTTTCACTTGCGTGGTCTGCTCAACAATCTTGAGCGTGTCAGCCTGAGCGCGTGCGGCCAGTGCGCTTTCCTTTTCGGCAGCGGCTGCAAGGTATGCGGCGTTCGGGTCGGGCTGCTGGTTCTGCGCTTCGGCTTCCATTGCCTTTTTCTCTTCGTCGGTCGGCTTGACCACGCCGAGTTGCAGCATCTGCTTTCGATAGTACTCTGCAAGGTCGGTCAACCCTTCACCCTCAAGGTTTTGCATGATGGTGCCAACAATGACTTTTTTGTCGGCCGGGTCTTCGGCCAGCATCGCCACATTGATGAGCGAGCGCACAGTCGCGGCCTTTCGGCTACTGGATGCTGGGCCTACATCGGAGGTCACTTCAAACCGGGCCTGAGTCATGTCGTTTTCGTACACCACCTGGCCATCTTCCATGACCGGGCGGCGCAGCTCAACCGCGTGCGGTCGTCCTTTGTCTGTGATGCCGCGCATCTTGCGGCCTTGTCGCGCGTAGAGCTCGGAAGCCATCGAAAGCCACACTTCGCCGCCACGTTTGCGAGCCTTGGCGTTGTTGCTGGTGTAGATGTAGCTCTGCATATCCAGGCGCGTCTGGATCAGTTCGACGGCCTTGCCGGACTGATTCGGCTCCAGCTTCTCGCCGGCCTGAGCATTGCCCAAAATATCGGTCAGGTCTGATTCGGTGCCGACCAGCAGCGCAGCCATTGCAGGCGGGATTTCTGGGGCTTTGGTGTATCCAACAGGCCCGCCGGGGATCTTCTGGCCGGCTGCGTCTTCAATCGCGTTGACCAACAGATACGGGTATTGCTTGACGTTGTCGTCAGCCCACATATGCGCATGTCCAGCCATTTGCTCAGGCAAAAAGATTGGCTTCTCCACACTTCCCAGCGCGGCAATTTCTGCCAGCTTGCTGATCTGCATGTTCTTCAGGCGCTGCGGGTCTTTGGCCGTGCGTACGTGGCCGGCGAATCGTTCAATGCCGTTGATAAACCACCTTTTGCCAAAGATCGGAATGATCGGGATCATGCTCCCGGCAATGTGACCGCAGTCCTCAAGCATTTCTGCGCCGTCATGGATGTATTTGTGAACTCGCTTGCGGGTGATCTTGCGGGTCTTTTCAAGCACCCACCCCATCGACTCCAGTTCGGCCTTCTTTTCCTCAAATGCCTCTTCGTCAAAGCCGTCGTCATTGGTGAATGAGGATTCTGTGATGCGCTTTTTCTCTCCGTCGAATGCCTCGAAGTAATGGACCACATCGCCCACATCTTCAATGCGGTAGTACTCAGCAACGTACACCACATCTGGCGTCACCCAATCAAACTCCAGATCGTCAAACGCCATCTCAATCGATGCAATGTCACGCCCATACTTCTCTTTGTAGTACTCAGGCGACATTCCGCAAAGCACCCAGCATTCTGGCGAATCGCTTTTGTCCTGGCGCTTGGCATCTGCGCTGAAAAATACGGTCTGATCCGCGTCATAGATCGGACGGAACCGGATGCGCTGATCGTCGTTGTCCGGGTCGCCCTCATCCTCGTATTCATTGATGACTCGGTAAGCGCCAAAGCCGCCGTAAACCGCCTCCTCAAAGCCGTTGTCGTAGGCTTCATCAGCGCATGAGTCCTGTTCGTCGGCCCTGTATAGTGAATCGCATGTGTCTGCCAGCTTGCCGGAATCGGTGCCGTCCTTCGCCACAAAATCAACCGTAACCGGATTGTTTCGGTACTCATTGACAACGCGGATGACTGCCAAGCTGACTTTGTTGAACTCGAACTTAGGCTTGTTCTCGAACTGTTCGCCCAGCTTGCCTTCCCATTGCGCGCCAGCAATGGTGGCGAAGCGTCGATCTTCCAGCGATTGGCGGCGCTCTGCCTGGCTGGATTTGTACGAAGCATCCAGCCCGCGCAATGAGGCTTCGAGTATGTCGCGCAGTGATTTGGTTTGTCGCATGTTTACCACCTGTGGGCAATTGGGATGACAGTCGTGCTATCGGCTGGCTTTTTCTTTTCAGCGCGTCTTGCACCTTCGCACGCATATCGAAGCGCGTCAATGACGTGGTTATCCTTGTCGGCAAGCTCTGGCAGCACCTTATCCGTGAGCTTGTCCACCTTGTAGGCGTAGTGCGTGAGTTCGTCGATTGTATGCTTGCAGCGCGGGTGGACGACAATATCAAACGATTGAAGCCACGCGATCCCATCTTCTAGGCTCCCGGGGCCTTTGACCGCTGGCATGATCTTGGGGAATCCATTCTTCCGCATGTGCGAGATTGTCTCGGGACGTGCGCTGTCGGCTGTGATCGGCCACCGCTCTGAATCCGGCACGGTCATAAACAGGCTTGGCGTGTCGGTGATTTCGCACCCAATCTGATACGCCTCGTGGTCAATGTACAGCTTGCGCCCGACGATATGGCATCGGACAAGCACAGTCGGATCAACGCTGAAACCCCAGTCAGCCCCTTGGCGATGCACAACATCTGGCGGCGTGTCGAACTCTTGAATTACCCAGTTCTTGAACACCTTGGAGTCGCTGCGCTGTAGGTATTTGCCTTCCCAGACGTGCTGATACTTGTCAACATCGCGGCCCCGGTCGTACTCCATCTCCTGTTTGAGCACGTCCGGGAATTTAGGATTGTCGCGCCAGTTGACCTCAATCACCGCCGTGTCTTTTGGCGGATTGTCGTTTCTCAGCAGCGCATCAATCGGGTCTGTTGCAGCTCGTGGGTTCCAGCTTGCCCATATCTGAGAGCCAGGC